TATACATTATACGAAACGACGGAACGCTAGAAATGGTGCTCATGGAAGTTAAAACTGAGCTGAACTACTGGCCTATTCATGAGCTCAACCATGCGCTTGCCGCTAACGACGCTATAGCTGCTTAAGTACCTACAAGTAGCCAGTATCAGCTCCTGACAAATACAAAGCTCCGCTAGTCGGAGCTTTTCTTTTTCAATCAACCGATACAAACGTCTACGTTTTGCCCCTCGTGGTCTTTCGACCCTTAACTGAAAATACCAAAGATGCAAATCACCCGTCACCCATTCAGGGCGAAGCTCCACACCAACATTGTGAAAACCTTTTATAAGCAACATTAAAAACCTAGATTGTTATTATTTTTAAGGGCGCGGATTCTAACAAACACCTTGCTCGTTTGGTATGTGTCCGTAATATAAATTTAGGACGGCTGCGCCGTCGGTGAAAATATTAAGGGGCTAGTGATTGTCTTTTGCGTGTTCGCGGCTAGGCGGCCGCTGCGCCTGGCCACTACGCCACGACCCCACAAAATCCACACCAAAGCCCCTAAAACCTTTAAAACCTGTCTGCAGGACGCGTGGAAACATTGCATAACGTGAAACGTAACAGCTCACGACTTACTAATCTAGTGTTGAAGTGACGGTCTACATGGGGTTAGCACCCCATACCCCTAATTTGAAGGCGAAGCGTTAGAGCCGCCTGTGATGTGCAGAGGAGCACCTAAGTACCTGACATCATCCGAAATGCTCGCCACTTGCTGTGATTGAGGTTGTACGCCCTCTTCTTTTCGGCGCTCAGGGTTGATATTCCAATCAACGTATACGCCATTTTCGACAATATGCTTGCAGGTTAAATACTCCATGTTCATTTTTGTGCCTTGCTGTGTAAAACATTGACAGCCTTTTGAATTACTCATGACGCACGCACTGGGGAATGGTGCGCTTGTTGGCTTGGTTATGTCTGCGTAAATCGGCATTGTGTGCGGAAAGTCTGGCACCTCTGGGGTGCGTAATTCAACATAGGTTAATGGCCTATCTGTTTGTGTTTGCGTATTTGACGTTTTAGAGCCGTGATTATCATTTTGGTTAATACTAGTGCCAGCATTGCCGAGTTTCTCCATTTCCTTATTTGGATCTGTTTGTATTTTGTAAAGACTTTGTACTGCGATGTAAGCCAGTATTACGGCTAATATCGGCATCAAAATAATCATAATCAAACGCATAGGCACACGTTTTTTTACTGTGTGTGCATCTGCTGACTTGTACCAGTTGAAAACCTCTTTGGGATATACAAAATGGGTGCTAATACTGTTTTTCAGATTCTTGTCACAGTTTTCGCGGACTTGTTGAAACTCATGAATTGTTGACTTTTGAAAGCCGTAGAACCTTACAACGTGATAATGCTTACCTGCTAGACGCCGTATGTTGCCATCTATCAGCATCGGATGCTGTGTCATCAGGAAGAAATCTAAACCTTTGTGCCGGTGCGTTTCAAAGTCTGCAATGTATGGCGGCGGCTTAACACTAGCGGCACGTGGTCTAAATGTACTTTGGCATTCATCAATAATGATAATGCTGTGTGACGGTAGCGTTATCCAATCCTCTGGGCTTTCCATCAAAGTCCAGCCTGTGAGGGTTAACTCAGGGATGCCGTGATAATAGACTTGGCGCGGTGGTTTGCCCTGCAGCGCTAATGCTTTGTTTTCCTTCTCAACGTAGTCAACTACGGTTTTAAGCGTCCATAGCGTTTTCCCGCTCCCTGGTAAACCTGTTACTAGGTTAATCATTACTCAAGCTCGCTTTTTACATCTAAAAGCTTTAGCTGGACTTCGTCTAGCAAATACTCAACAAGCCGAGTGTCGCCATTCATAGGCCACCCATCAAAATCCGAATAGTGATAATCAAGGAAAAGTTGTGACGCTTGCTCTTCAATTTCTTGCAGCTGCGTGTTTATCTTTTCAAGCTTTGATATTAAACTGCGCCTTCTCTGTTTTAGCCTCATTTTTTGAACACCATTCTCGTGATTGAACCGTTAGTTAAGCCTGCGATTGTGTACTTAGCCAGAACAGCAGAAACAACAACGTTTAGCGATTCGCCAAGCTTTAACATCCCTACTACGCCGACCAATGGCCCCATGTTACCCATATGCTGAAATGCGGCAGTGCGTAAGCTTTCTAGCAGTATGTCTATACCTGAATAGCTAACGTAACCGATGGCAAGAGCGGTAAGAACACGTCCGACTAGCGTGCTGAGTACTGCGGCTAGTGAGCCCCAAATCATTGAAAAGAAAACGGCTGGCATAGTGTTAAGTCCTAGAAATAATAACGGCGGCTGATATGTAAGCCATTGTTAGAAACAGATAGCCCAGTGCATTTAGATATGGACACCAAGCGCTAAAGGGTAGGGTTACAGAGCTAGAGGCAACGTGTACCGTAACATCTGGATTGCATTGCGCCCCGTAAGGGCTTGATGCGTTTAGTGATGTAGGCAAATTGATGTTAGTCACCTTTGCGCTATTGGCTGGACTATTAGAGCCGTTTTCTGTTTTCATGGATTCATATGCAGAAACTAGCGCTTCATCCCTTGAGTTTTGAAGGCAATAGGCTTGTAACTGTGTTTGCGCCATTGAACAGAACACAGGGTCGCTATCGCATGAAAATCCGCTAACAGTGCCATTAGGCGCACAATAGCCAGCGTTTACGGCTGATGTTTTGCAGATAAACGATGTTGGGTTTTTCTCGCAAAAGTCTTTTTGCTCTGGCTTTGTATCGTCTTTTTGTGCGGCGGCGGCATTGCCTACAGCTGTTGCGGCGGCGTCCTTTGCGGCATCTGCGGCAGCTTTATCTGTAGCGGCTTTAGCATTAGCGGCATCCTTATCAGCTTGCGTGGCGTTAGGGTCTGATGATGTACTACTTGCGGCGGCTTTTGATGCTTCAGCCTTTTTAATCGCTTCGTCTGCGGCTTGTTTTGCGGCTTCTGCGGCCTTAGCGGCGGCGGCTGATGCAGCTTTGTCTGCAGCTGTTTTAGCGTCTGCGGCGGCTTTATCTGCGGCGGCTTTGGCGGCCTTGTCTGCGGCGGCCTGTGCTGCAGCGGCGTCTGCGGCTTGTTGCTCTACGCTTTTAGGAACTGATGAAGATGCTGTAGGACTTGTTGAACCAGAACAGGTGAAACCATCCTTTATGTATGAGCCTTTTGCGTAGTAGTGCATACCGTCTGATTGGTTAGACTGTGAATGTGGCCATGTACCCTGAAACATTACAGAACAGCCGGCTTGACATGAAACGTTTGGAAAAGATGCAGAGGGACTTTTACCACCGTCGTAATATCCAGATGAAACAACATCGCCAGCAGTACAAGGCGGCGGCGTTGGGTCTGTGCCAGTACAAACTACATTTGGAGGCATCCCACTTTTAATAGTCCTTGGGGAAACACATGTTTGTGACTGACCACCAACAGTATAGTAGCCAGTAACAGCGCCATTTTGACGGACATACATGGCAATAATTGGTATGTTAATTGTGTTTTGGTTGCCAGAATACTGAGCAGAATTGAAGTTACAAACCGATACTGAAACTATGGGGTTTGTTGGCGATTCGAGCGCCTTGATTCCGTTGATAGCCCCTGAACATACAGCATCTTTTGAAGCAACTGTTTGACCTCCATAAGTAGAAGTAACTTTATAGTCTACTGGCGGCGTGTAGTCGGCAAAGGCATTATTAGCAGAGAACGCCATAAGCGTAAGAAACAGCAGTTTTAAGTAAACATTAGCCATAATGCGCCCAATAATCCAATCATTACAAAGTAGCCATCCATAGTTCTAACCTATTGAAAAAGCCCCCGAAGGGGCTTGTTTGAATTAACCGCCTGTGATTTTGCGATAAGCCAATTTAGTGCCCCAGATGAGTAACAAAGCGCCGCCGATTGTGCCGATTGCAGTTGTTACAGTGCCAAGTAGTGTTACGATTGCTGATACATCCATGTTTAAGTCTCACTTTCATTTGAAGTTTTGTGATTTAAAAATTGACCGAGTGCGCGGAATGCGAACCCAGTCGCCCAACAGATACCTATTGCAGTAGCTACCTGTAGACCCTGTATAGCGGTTAATGGTACTAACACGCTGATGTCTGATGCACTCGCTAGGATGTGCATGCAAGACGTGTATGTCTCTGGCTGTGTTGCCATGACTTGGAATGTGTCGCTTGCTGTTTGTGTAAGGCAGAGCATTATTTAAGCGCCTTGATTTGAGCGTTTGCCCACTTAAGAACCTTTGGAAAACTTGCGAAAAAGAGACTTTGCAAAATCTCTTCGTAAGCTTTCTCTGCCTGTTCAGGCGTTTCACCAAATTTAGCTATGCGTGCGGCTATGCAATCTGCTTTTAATTGGTCAATTTTGGCTAGCTCTTCTTTTACGTTTAAAGGCTGGATAGACATTAAAGCGCCGCCCCTCTTAAGATAAATATATCGGTACCGCGATTCCACGGCTGGAATTCTGTTACACCTTGAAAACTAGCAATTGCAAATACTTCACGCATTGCAGTAAAAAAATCACCACCGTTATTGGCATAGCTACTCCAAATGAATTGTTTGTTAATGATTGGTTTAGGAATTGAACGTGATGACGAATAGCGCTTTAGCCCTACTTCGGCGACCTCTTCAAACGACTTGACCATGTACTTGGTCATGTATGAAACAAGCGAAAACGTTTTGTGCAGCTCTGTTTTTCCTGAGAAGCGGCGCTCTCTATAGCGCACGTTTATTGCGCCCTTCGTCTCTTCACCTTTGTCGTTTTCATTACCGCCAAGCGCTACATACCAGCAAGCGCGCAGCAGGTCTAAATCTTGTTTGCCAACACAGGCAACGTGCATGTGATAAGCGCCCCGCTCTTGCAATTCTGGGCATGCTACATAGCCATAATCGCGTTTTTCTTGGCGTGTCTTAAGGTGAAGTTCACCTTGAATTGTTACAAGCTCTTTTGTACGCACTAAGCGTATGAACTCTTGAAAAACGCTAAAGAATTGATTGCGGTCTGTCATATTTTCGCGTGCTGTAAGGGTCAGCATATGGTCGGCACCAAGTGAGCGAACAGCGTAGTGAACCGCTTGTTTTGCGCGCCTTGCAGAGCGTTCGATATTCTCTAAACGCTTTTCTTCTTGCTCTGCTTCGCTTAATGTTTTGGTGTATGTGGTCATTACGCCTTTGAACACCTCTTTTGATTTTGGTATGGCGTGTTTAATGCGCGTCATTACAAAATCTACGGTGTTATTACAAAAGTTAATCGTTTTTAATTTGTACTCGTATGGACTATTAAAAGAGTTTGCATTTTCGAGTTCAAATGGGTTTATAATTGCTTCCATGTTGTTGACCTGTAGTGAGGTTGACAAATAAAAAGCCCTTAAAGATTGCGAGTCTTTAGGGGCTTTTGCTTTTCTACTGTGGTGCTTTCGCTGGCGTTAGTTTGGCGATATACATCTCAATTGCACCGCGATTACCTGCGCGCGTCTTAATGTCTGCGTCATATGTGCCGCCAGCCTTATATGAATTTAACTCTTCTTCGGTTCCGTAAACTGTGTGATTACCTGCCACTTGGTCAGCAGTAAACATCTGGAATGTACGGCGTGTCCAAGCACGACCTGTAGTGTTGTTTTTACCTGATTCTATTTCGCCGATAGCTAATACTTGTACTCTCATGGTTTTAATTCCCTTATATAGACCCTTGTAGATTTAAGCCTCTCTGCGGGGTCAGGTTCACAGGAGGTTAATAATACTGATAAAATTTATTGCTGTTTTGAGAATACTAATAAAATTTATCATGTTGTGCAAGTATTTTTATTAGTAAATAATACTATTGCTAATTAATTTTGTGAGGTTCATATGAAAAACATCGACGATTTATTGAATGAAGTACAGACAAAGAGTGACTGGACTAGCGATTACAAGATTGGGCGAGGTTTAGGATACTCACATACAACACAGGTAAGCAGCTGGAGAAGAAGGCTATCAATGCCTAATGTAGTGGATATCGTGAAAATGGCTGACCATGCAGGCCTAGACCTAGCAGCTGCAGTTAGAGCAGTTGCGTACAGCAAGGAAAATGAAAGACCACTAAAGCTAGCCCAAGCTGGGATGAGCAACGTGATTTATTTGAGCACCCTAGCGACTAGCTCAATGGGGCTTTTGTCACTTTCAAGAGTGACAACACTAGAACAAGCACTTCTAACATGCGGAATTGCAGGCGTGGCTTACGCCTCTCTATACATTATACGAAATAAGAATTATTATTTTGCGGAATAGTTATTCATTTTAAAACCTGCTTTTGGCGCATGCCATTAGGAGCAAAAAATGCAAAATCTTCATTCCAAAAATACGTACACCATCCAGCTGAGTAAATCTCAGCTCTTAATGCTGGATAAACTACTACACGAAGAAATCGCCAGATCTGAATCTGGCACCTCGCAACATCTCACAAAATCTTTAATCGCCACGCACCAAAAAATTTGGCATCACATACAGCCGTCTCCAGCTGAAAAACATGCAAAGGTTGAGGCTTGGGTACGCGCCATCTATAAAAATCGCTCTGAGCACGTTTTACAGAGTTTAGCTAGGTGACTGTCATGGCTAAGCGCAAAAAGTACAAGCGCAAGCCATACAAGCCGATTGATAAAGACCAATTTAGAGATGTCAGGAAAATGAACCGATTGAGTGTAGATGAAACCGCGAAGCTGTTGCAGGTGACTAGCCGAACGATAGCGCACTGGGAAAGCGGCGTTACCCGCATTCCCTATTCCGCTTTTAAGCTTCTGCGCATTTTAGCCAATGGCGAACTATTGCCTACTGCTTGGAAAGGCTGGGTAATCAAAGGCGACACCCTTTGGTCACCCATTAACAGGCCATTCCGGCAACACGAACTCACTTACATTTCTAGTTACTTTACGATGGCTCGCTACTGGCAAGCCGATTATGAACGCCGAAATGCGACAAGGCAAGGTGCTCAATCGCACGATGCACGCAGTTTGTTAAGGGTTATCAATGGAGGGAAAGCATGAATTTAGCCGAACCTAGAGAAATGCTTTACAGCACGCTTTTAGCGCCGTATGGGGGCATGACCCCATGTAGACAGCAATGTTTCGTTTCTGGTGACTTTGTTTCGCGTGCTTTAAAGGTTGATGCACCCCCAAAGTTACTAGCGCGCCATGCAGACGGTTTTGGGTTTTATGAGGTAATGCAGAGGCGTAGAGCGGTGCGCGGAAGCGCGACGGATGCGCCACTGTATTACTTCATGACTAATACGTCATTCTTGGGTGCGATTGCCCTACTTCGCTTCTTAATAATAAGCGAAGTTTGTCTCATGGGTGAGAAATTAAAACACGCACTAAATGTGCCTGTAAGCCTTACGGCTACAGGCTTTGTAGGGATTTAGGTATGGAAAAGAACTATTCCGTCTCAAAACAAGGCGAAATTTACGATAAAACAGGCTATCGGACTGCCTCGACTGTTGAACATGTAGCGAAGCATTTCGGTGTATCAACACGCAGGATTCGCTATTTGCTTGAGCAAGGTCGTTTGGCTGGGCATAAAGAGGGGCGAACTTGGCACGTTTCCTACCCTATCAGCATTCGCCTGGGTAAGCGTGGACCGCAAACTCTCCTACGAAAAAGCCAGCGCCCAGCACCGCTAACCAGCGGATTGTATTTAGTGCGGGCTACTGCTTTAGAGAAAGCGAGGTCCTGAAAATCCTGCATCGGCTGATAACCAAACACGAAAGTTATATTTTAAAACGCGTTAAACATGCAAAAAAAGTACGGTTTTAAATCTGAATACCTATACATTATACGAAAC